GATACGGGACGTGTATCAGGACCACGTTCAGTGGTGTATCGAAGAGGTCCTTGGAGGTCAGCCCGCGCCGCGCTGGGAATCAGCCGAAATGGAAATCACGCTCCACTTCCCGGACAGGCGACACCGGGACATTGACAACTTCAGCGGTGGGGGTGGGTACAAGTGGCTTCAGGACGCCGTAGTAAAGGCGGGGGTTATTGCGGATGATCGGGCGGGGATTCTGAAGCCACGCCCCCCCACTTTCGACATCGACCGGGAGAACCCCCGGTGTGAAGTGATTGTGAGGCGGACATGAGCACAATCAAGCCGAAGCCAAGTCTTATTTGCGAGGTATGCGGTCGGCCGTTCATTTCCTGGCGCCCGGGCCTCAAGATGCGCTTTTGCTCAAAGGCGTGTTACGGCATTTCTCGGAGAAAGCGGCCGCGGGTCAAGGTCTGCCCGGTGTGCGGCGATACCTTCAGGACCAAGGACGGCAGACAGAAGTATTGCAGCCTCAAGTGCGTGGGCGTCACCCGCCGGACGGGGGGCGCGCAGGGTACGTGTGCCAGGTGTGGGGAGCCGTACCCGCTTCGGAGCGGGAAAAAGTACTGCTCAGTGACCTGCTACCAGCTCTCGAGGTGCAAGTCAGCCGAGGCCCGAAGGCGGTATTTGAAGCGGTTGGCCGAGCGGGAAAAGGCGGGTATCCGCGCTAGCGAGATGGCGGACATTGACCCGATCGAAGAGGAGGGTGAGGATTTCCAGACGGAAGCCAGCCTCAGGGTCCAGGACAGACTCGACCGCCTGTGTGAAAAGGTGATGGGGTTGCTTTGGGGGGCGGATATGCCGCGGAACTTTGACGGCACCATAGATGAGCGGCGGGCCGTGCTTCGGCGGCGGCTATCGAAAGAGAAGTACGCACACCTCGAGAGACTGTGGGCGCGGGTTGATGTGGTGAGCAAGAAACCACGGGAAACCGAATCACAATTCGGTTTTGCGGAGGGGGAAAGGGGAGACTATGGCAGGCGCGACATGGACGGAACCAGAGAACCGGCTACTTCGATTTCTGTGGCGCAAGGGCAAGGATAGCGGCCCATACAGCTCCGAATCGGCAAGCGCCCTGTTCGGGGAAATCTTCCCCCCCGGGCGGACTACGCGGGCAATCCTGCGGCGGGTTGTGGCGCTGGGGCTGAGTGGCGGATTGGCAGACGGGGCGCCGCCGATCCCGGAAGATGTGCTTGAGGAAGTACAGCTTGATCGACTCCGGGAAACGCCCGAACCCACAAGCAATATACCGCGCCATACGTTTGAGCTTATCGAAGACCTTCACGGTCCGTCCGCCAGCGGCGCAGTTACCCACCGACCCACGAAGCGGGTAGTGGTGATTTCCGACCTTCATTGCGGGAGCAGGGTCGGACTCACGCCCCCGGAGTGGCAATACGACCTTGATACCAAATACGGCCGCCTTCAAAGCATCTACTGGAACTTCTACGCCGAGACAATCAAGAGCCTCCAGCCGATTGATGTCTTGGTTGTCAACGGGGACGCCATAGACGGCAAGGCCGACAAGGACGGGGGCACGGGGCAGAGTACGGTTGATCGGGTAGTACAGCGCAAGATGGCGTACCGCTGTATTCGGCTATGCGCCCCGCGGAAGCTGCTCATGACTTTCGGCACCAAGTATCACGTAGCGGGGAACGGCGGGGAAGACTGGGAGGAAATGATCCTTGACGAATGCCGGGACACGCTGGACCTCGAGTGGGCCAAGATCGGCGATAACGAGGACCTGTCTGTAAATGGGCTGCTCATGAACTTCAAACACAAATGCGGTTCGTCCACGATTCCGCACGGCGTGTTTACGCCGATCGCGAAAGAGAAGCTGTGGAACATGCTGTGGGCGGAGACCGGACAGAGAAAGCAGGCAAGGATCGTGGTTCGGTCGCATGTTCACAAGGTGGCCCTTGCTTCTGCGGCGGACGGCCAGGGGGTGTGGGAAGCGTTCACCACGCCCGCCCTCCAGGGGCTCGGCTCAAAGTACGGCGGCCGGGAGTGCTCCGGGTTGGTGGACTTCGGCCTGACGGAAATTCTAGTGGACGGAAACGGGAACTTCACGCGGCGGTTTCATTTGCTGGCGCCGGACCACAGCCCGGTTGTGCCGATGGAGGGGTAAAATGAAGTGGCCGTGGCTGAAGCGCAAGTGGCGGGTGATGGGGCAGATGGTGGGGGTGAAACTCGGGATTCGCCTGGGGGCGGACCCTGACGGCTCAAAGGTGTTAGGACACTGCAATGCGGCAACCAACGCCATAGAAATTGACCGCGACCTGTCAGAAATCGCGGCGCTAGAAATCTTCTGGCATGAGATGTTTCATATTTTTGAAGATGCAGCCGGGTGTGATTGGGAAGAACGAGACATTAAGCTGTTGGCCCGAATGTTTTCTGGCCTATGGGCAGACAACGCCCCGGCGATGTTGGACATCGCAAAGTGGATGTATGGGAGGGCGGGGAAATGAGGGGGAGACCGTGTATACCAGAGAGAGACGGAACCATGATCCGCCTGTCGAGAATCGTCAAGACGCGCCAGGAAATCAGGTTCATGATTCCCCTCCTCGAGGAGAATGGGATCAAGTGGGAATTCAGGTATCACCGCTGGACAACGAAGCGTGACGCCGTGAGCAGACAGCAACACCGCGGCTGGGCGCTGTGGAGAGAGGAGTAAGGGTGAGTTCTTAAACGCTACCCACCCCCTTGAGGGTGCATAAGCGACCCGTCTATCTTTGCGCACAGGGGGAGCGATGGGCGGTTGTCCGCTGTGCATCTCAGGGCAAACTACGCATTGGTACGATGACTCACACCCGGACTTCCGCATTGTCGATTGTCCGGTGTGCGGGCAGCCCGCCGCAGTCGCCAGAATACACGGCACACACACCGATCTAGTGAAGGTCTTCGGCCAAAGGACGCGCATCGTGGACTACTGCGCGCAGTTCTTCGGCCTTGGCTCTAAGGACATTGACGTGGACAGCAAGTGCGTTGAAGGGCATGTACACGCTCATGTTCGGAGGGGGACATGAAGTACACCCCAGAATTAGCGGCTGAGATTTTCGGCATAGTGGAAGCCGGGGGCTCACAGCGGGCAGCGGCGGATCTCGTTGGAATCAACGAAACTACAATCAGCCGTTGGAAGAAGGACCACCCCGAATTTGCAGACGGTATCGCCCGTGCGGATGCAGAGGACGAAATCTGGCACGGCAAGAACATCCGAAAGCACGCTAAGGGTGACTGGAGGGCCAGCGCATGGCATCTGGCGCGCAAGAGACCGGAGTTGTATTCGGAAAAGCACATTGTAGAGCACGCCGGGGAAGTGAACCATGCCCACACCCTCAACGGTGAACTTGCAGCCGCCTTCGGAAGAATTGCTGGCCTCCCTGATTCCGAACGTGGAGAACTTGCGGGGCGCAAAGCTAGACAACGCCCTGGAAACGGAAATAGCGAAGATCCTGGAGGCGCGCCGGAGTAGCGCCTTTCTCGGCGAATACGTCTTCGGCTGGGAAAACAAATGGTTCCACGACCGTTGGCACGAAATCGTAAACGTCGAGCCCTACTGGATCATCTTTGCCTCTGTGGAGCACGGCAAGTCCTGGCAACTGGCAATCACCCGGCCTCTCTGGGAAATCGGGAACAACGTCAACACCACGGGCGCCATCATCTCAGAGACGGCCGGGCAGTCCCAGGAGCGGCTGGCGGCAATCGCCCAGACAATTCAGACCAACCCCCGCTACCAGGCGGTGTTTCCGTGGGTCCGAGAGGAAAAGCGCAAGGGAAGGATTCAGAAATGGGGCTCAGAGGGAATCATTGTCGAAAGGGACGACCCCACCGTAAAGGACCCCACGGTCCAGGCGGCGGGAATAGAGGGCGCCATTCTGGGGGCGCGGCTCAGGTGGTGCTTGTTGGACGACCCCCTGAGCTTCAAGAGCACCTTCACGGAGGGCATGAGACAGAAGACTTTCGACTGGTTTCGCTCCACCGTGATTGGGCGAATGCTGGACCGGCCGGGGTCTTCTTCGTGGGTCGGTTGGATTCTGACCGCGTGGGACGAGGATGACGCTGCTCACCGACTGGAGAGAGAAGGCGGCTTTACTGGGTTCCGATTTCCGGCGCATTCGGTCGGGGACCCCGCAAGTGAGGTGCTTTGGCCCGAAGCCTTCCCCCCGAACCGCCTTGCAGACCGACGCCGGGTACTGGGTGAATTCGAGTACGCTCGGCAATTCCTGTGCCAGGTTACGTCCGACGCCCGCAGAATCTTCCAGCGGGAATGGCTCGCCGAGTGTCGGCGGCTGGCCGTGGTGGGCGGGCTCCACCTTTGCGCCTCGAGGCCGGACTGGGCAGACGGCTGGAGAGTCGGGGTCGGGGTGGACCTCGCAATCCAAAAGGGGAAAGAGGCCGACCTTACCGCGCTCTTCACACTGGCGTTCAACCCCCTCACTGAAGAGCGCCGGGTTGTGTCCATCGAATCCGGCCAGTGGGAATTTCCTGAGATTGTACACCGTATCAAGAGCACCCAAGAACGGTTTGGGCCGGAGTTTTTTGTTATTGAGGACAACGCTTTCCAGGCTGCTCTTGTGCAACACCTCCGACACACTACGGCTATCACCGTTGTGGGGCATACTACGGGCCGCGATAAGTGGGACCCGGACGTGGGTGTCCAGGCTATGGCGCCAGCGTTTGAGTTCGGCAAGTAGCGGCTTCCCGAGGGGGACATTGTAGACAAGTTGATCCGTGGGTTCGCAAACTTCCGGCCCGGACAGCACACGATGGACGAAGTGATGGCCTGTTGGCTGATTGACAACGAGTTTTCCAAACAAGGCCGGGTGCTGTCTCGGCCGAAACCAGCGGGGTTGTGATCAATGGGAATCGGCGCACTAGCAGGGCATAGCACCCGGGACACTAGAATGTCCCGAGAGGCTACCTTGCGGGCGCTGTGGCTTGAGGGGGCCGAGAGGGAGCGCCAGCGCATCCGAGAGATTCAAACACGGTGGGCATGGTATCACGGCCAGGTCCAGGTTCCCGCCGAACCAGGGGAAACAAAGGACCACTACGCACGCCGGGCGAAACTCATGATTAACCTCATGAAGCGCACGGTGAAGATTAAGCGGTCCATGCTCTACGGGACGGGCATCAAGGCGGACATTGAACCCGCCAAGGCCAGGAAGGCCCTTGAGGCGATACACGAATTGAACGATATTCACCGCTTCCGGCTCCGGCTGGCAACGGCGGGCATGGTTGCGGGGACCGGCATAGTCCAGCCCGTTTGGGCGCAGTGGGAAGACGGCCCCGGCATCAAGTACCGGCTTCACGGGGCTGAGAACGTAATCGCCATCATGGATCCGATGGACCCGGAGACAATCAAGGAATTGCGGGTTGTGTCGGATTGGTTTGACCCGGACGGCGACAAGATGCACGTCAAGATGGAGGCGGTGACGGCGGCCACGTGGCGGGTATTTGTGGACGATGAACACCGGCCGGACCTGGAGGTTGACGGGGGCAAAAATCCTTACGGCTTCCTGCCGTTCGTGTTCTTCCGAAACACGGAGGATTCTGAGTTGCCGTGGGGTGGGGACGAAATCGCCGACCTCATCAATATGCAGGGGGAGTTCAACTGCCGGGCGTCAGACGCCTCAAACGTGGTCAAGCACCACGGCTCCCCGGCGTTGGTGACCAAGAACGTCCGGGGTCAGATCGTCCTTGGCCCCGATCGGCACATTGAACTCCAGGGCTCGGACGCTGACGTGTCTTACCTGACATGGAATCAGGATATGCCGGGAGCCATCGCCCTTATGGACCGCATGGTGGACTGGATGGCGACGGTTTCGGAGACCCCGGCGCCGGAGCTCATGAACCTCGAGGGCCTGGGGAACCTCACAAGCGGGCGAGCCATCCGGCTCCTGTACGCAATGACAATCCGTAGCACCCTTGAGCGTCAATTGCTCTACGGGGCGGCGGAAAAGGAACTCGCGTGGGCTTCACTGCGAGTACTCGGGACGCATACGGGGTCAAGTTTCGACAGGCCGGAGATGACCCTTCATTGGCCGTCGGATCTTGTGCCCGTGGACGAACTGACCCGGCTTAAGGGCTTCCGGGCCAAGCGGGAATTGAAACTTGAGACCCAAGCGGACCAACTGCGGCAGTTGCACCCCGACTGGACGGATGATCGGATTGCAGAGTATCAGACTGCAATTGCAGCGGAACGCACCGCAATGATACGCGGCGCCGGGGAGTCGCTTACGCCGAGAGAGAACGCGGAGATTGAACGGGTGATGGCCGAAGCGGAAAAGGCGGCGGTGGGTGAGTAGCATCCGGGTAATACAGGGCGATTGCCTTGAGGTTATGCGCGGGCTGGAGGCGGAGAGCGTTGACAGCATCGTGACGGACCCGCCGTATGGACTCACCTTCATGGGGAAGAACTGGGATCACGGCGTACCGGGGGGTGCCTTTTGGGAAGAAGCCCTCCGGGTTGCCAAGCCGGGCGCGATGCTCTTGGCGTTCGGCGGAACACGGACCCACCACCGCTTGATGTGCGCGATTGAAGACGCTGGCTGGGAAATTCGGGACGTGCTGTGCTGGCTGTACGGAAGCGGATTTCCGAAGAGCCACGATATCGGCAAAGCGATTGACAAGAGCAAGGGGGCGAAGCGGGAAGTGGTGGGGAACAAGGCAGAACTGGCTGGCAGGAATCCCGTAAACCACACTGCGCGACACGGCCGCACTACGCCACTAAGGTCTGGCTGGGAATATAACCTAACCGCCCCCGCGACCGGCCTTGCCCGCACCTGGGACGGCTGGGGCACGGCGCTGAAGCCCGCATACGAGCCGATCGTCCTTGCCATGAAGCCGCTTGACGGGACTTTCGCGGGGAACGCTGAGAAGCACGGCGTGGCGGGGTTGTGGATAGAGGGGTGCCGGGTGAGCGCCGCCAACTATACGAAGGGCGGACAGAATAGTTCCATAGCTTTCGGGGTGCGGGGGCTTGGTAGCAAGCAGCCCCGCTGTAACGGTACCTCCGGCCGCTGGCCACCGAACCTAGTCCTCTCGCATCATCCTGAGTGCGTGCGGCGGGGGGTGAAGAGGGTGCGGGCCAACCAAAGCAGCGCGCCCGGCAGCGGCAAGGGCCACGAAGAGACGGAAGGCCACGGCATATATCGCGGCGTAGGCGGCAGGGTGTCTAAGAGCACAGCCGCCCCCGACGGCACAGAGACGGTAGAGGACTGGGCCTGTCACGCGGACTGCCCCGTCAGGATGCTGGGGGAGCAGAGCGGGGTGAGGAAGAGCGTGGTGCGTGTCTCTGAGGACAAAGACGTACCGGCAGCGACGTACAGCCTCGGCCGCAAGGGAACGACGCCACGCGGTCATGCGGATCAAGGTTCTTGCGCCCGCTTCTTCCCGAACTTCAGCGCGGACGGGGACGAAACGGCAAGGTTCCTGTATTGCCCGAAGGCGGGGAGAAAAGAGCGGAACGCCGGGCTGCCCGAAGGCGAGACATCGACGCATCCAACCGTCAAGCCCATCGCCCTAATGGAATGGCTGCTGCGCCTTACCAAGACCCCCACCGGCGGCGTCGGCCTTGATATGTTCGGCGGCTCGGGAACCACGGGCGTCGCAGCCGTCAACACGGGCCGGGACTGGATCTTGATCGAGAAAGACGCTGAGTACTGCGAGATTGCCCGGAAGCGAATTGAGCACGCACGGAAACAGCGGGGGGCGAAACAGGGGGCCTTGTCAATATGAGCACAACCCAAGTGGAGCTTTGGTGCGCGGAGTGCAAGGCGATTGTCGGTGAAGACAAGCGGGCCGTCGGCTACTGGCGGCGCGGGGTTCTGGCGGTCGAATGTGGACACTGCGGCAAGATTCTAGAGCTCAAGGCGGCCGATATTCAGAGGTCCAAACATCTCAGTTTTCTCGTAACCCCAAGGGCAAAGAAACCGGATGACATGGGAGCAAAGGCTGACAAAGGCGAAGGCGGCGCTGGCGTATCGGGAAGCCCACTGGGACCTCCGGGCTGCCCGGAGCCATCGGGAACTAGCCGCCGCCGTCCATCGGGCGGAGCGTAGGGTACTCACCGCCATGAACGAGGGCATGGCCCGCATGGGCGTGATTCGCCCCGAGGACGTGTTCAACGGCTCCAAGCAACAAAGGGCCATGGTGCGGGCGGTGCTCCAGACGGTGGAGGATTTGGGCGCCGGGCCTCTTGCAGAATCCTTCAAGGACTGGGTGAAGGTCAACGCCCCGCTTGCCTACAAAGAAGGCCGCAAGAACGGGGAAGTGTTCGTGGAGGCCATGGCGGGCAAGAAAGGGCAGCCCTGGCGCTGGGCGAAACAGGACACTGAGGCGCTGAAGTCTACGGTGACGCAAGCCTACAAGTTCGCGAACAGCATCCCGGCCGAGAGCACCCAGTACTACCGGGAAGTCATGAGCCGGGCGGTTGGGGAGCGGTGGGGCAGGAAGCAGCTCATGAGCCACTTGGTGAAGGACGGGGAACTTACGAGCCTGACTGACGCTGCGGGCCGGGAGCTTTCCGTCCAGCACCGGGCGGCTATGTTCGCGGATTGGCACCTGAACGATACGATGAACCAAGCGCGGTGGACGCACGACCAACAAGCGTTCGGGGAAGACCCCCACATGATTTGGGACGGCGTGATAGACGGGAACACGTCGCAGATAACCCTTGATCGTGTGGGCAAGATACAGCGGCGCACGGAGTGGCAGGCGGCTGGCGGGAACGTGTTTGACGGTTCCGGCATCCCGCCCCTGTGGCCCGGGTGTCGGTGCAAGCTTCGGGCGGTGGACAAGACGTGGTTCAGCCCGGAGGAATGGGAGCAGGCGACGGGCGGCGGGCAGATGCTCATTGGCCGAGACCTGGAGTTTTTCAATCGCCGCACGCAAGAGCTACAAAGGGCGGCGTAGAGGGGGTACACAATGGCCGGTGAAGACAAAGCCGGGAACGCTGGGATACCAGCCCCCGCCGGGGGCTTGACTCAGGCGCAGATCGACCAAGAAATCAAAGAACGGGCTGAGGGTCTGGCGAACAAGCAACTCGGCGAACTCAAGGAAAAGTGGACCGCTCAGGTGACAGCTCAATACGAGGCCAAAATCGCAGAGCTGGAGAAATTCAAGACGGAAATTGAGGAGCGCGACCTGTCCGAACTCCAGAAGGCGCAGAAGGCCGCCGAGGTCGCACAGGACAAGCTCAAGGCACTCGAAAACAACCTGTTTCAGTCGCGCTGGCAAAACGCCATTTCCACGGCTCTTCATGAGGCGCACGTTGCGGGCACGTCGGTCCTGTCCCAGTTTGTGGGCGGGGTTGACATCACCGGCAAGGAAACGCCGGAAGAGCTGACGGCCAAAGCACAGGAAGCCGTTTCGGCGGCTTTTGAATCCCAGAACCAAGCCTTGACGGCGGCGGGTTACGCTCAGAAGGCCCCCGGCCCCGGACAGGCGCCGGGATTCCCCCCGCCACAGAAGCAGAACGTGATTCCTGTTTTGCAGCAAGGCGGGCCGCCCCCACCGGGCGCTGTCCAAGCCCCCGAAGGTGGTGGGGCCGCAGCGTGGAGAATGGTGAAGGGTGTGCTGTCCGGTAGCGGCGCGACGCCTCCACCGGGGGCACCGGGTACGCCAGGCGCGACGTAAGGGAGTGACAGCAAGTGGCATCGGACTATGGCAGTTATCCTCTTTCCACCATGCCGAGCCTCAGTACGGACCATTACGGGTCCCTGTGGCATCAAGAGTGGTGGACACAAGAGGTCCTGAAGTTTGCAAGGCCCCACCTGACGTTTTTCAATGACTTGGAGTTGATGTATCGCTTCGAGCAGAAGCAGGCCGGGGAAACCATTGTCATCCGATACGGCAAGGAACTGAGCACCAAGGGAACCACGGCGTTGAGTCGGGGAACAGTGATCCCGCAGAACACGATCGAAATCGGTTCCTTTACGGTCGGGTTGGATGAGTACGGAAACCAGGTCATCTGGTACGGGTACTTTGATGACGTCTATCAGGACGCGGATGTTCAAAAGTTGGTTGTGGAGCGTTTGGGTCATGACTACGCCCGGACCATGAACGACCTCATCAAGGCCAAGTATGACCTTTGGGGTTGCGGCGTGGCCGGTGCCGGTGGAACGCGGCTTGTGCTTCACGGCGCCGGGACCGTCTACTGTGGGACCGCTACGGGCGGAACGGCGAGTGTGTCCGGTGCGAGTCTCGGGACCTACCACCTCTTGGCGGCCCGTGACTTCCTGGCAAAGAACAACGTCCCGCGTTTCTCGGACGGGTTCTATCACTACGTCGGGCATCCGCAGGTCTTCACGGGCCTGAAAGAGGCCGGGCTGTTGGCGGACGCCGGGAAGTACTCCCCGGGGCCGTTCCAGTCCGACATTCTTCAGCGTGCGGAAATCGGCCGGGCATTCGGGTTCCGGTTCTTTGAGGACAACACCTGCAACGTGACCGGCGGCGGGACGAACGCGACTTCCTATGCGTTCGGCGGCCCGGCGGTTGCGATGGCGGTTGGAAACCCGATGGAAATCCGCTTCGAGCCTGACATCGGCCAGGACTACGGCCGAGCGCACGGAGCGGCTTGGTATGGCGTGTACGGATTTGAAAACATCTGGAAGAGCGAGCCCTACGGGCTCTTTGTGGTGTCGAATTCGGATACGCGGGTGTAGTTCAACCGGGGGCGGGTGGCCCCTCGGGTCTTATGAGGTTCGAGGACTTACATCCCCACCCGCCCCCGATATGGGGGCAATCGTCCCCACACTGGAGAGAAGAAGATGCCAAACAGAGATGGAACAGGCCCGTACGGTGGTGGTGGGCGGCGATCCGGCAGGCGGCGCGGTGGGTGCAAGTAGGAAACCGACGGGGGGGCTGTGAATCCTATAACTGGCTGCATGATCGTCCGAAATGAGCGGCCCGTGATACTACGGCGGCTAAACGGGCTCAGGAAGCACTGCAAGGAACTCGCAGTCATCGACCAATGCTCCACGGACGGGACATGGGAAATCGTAAGAGACAACGCGGACTTTGCTTTCCAGCTCCCGGCGCTCGGCATTGCGGACCCGTACAAAAACTTGCTATACGGCGTCGGCTCTTGCGAGTGGGTGCTGTCGATGGACGCGGACGAAGAGGTGAGCCCGGCCTTGGGTGCGGTGTTGCCGAAGCTGATTGAATCGGAGGAGGAGGTCTTTTGGCTTGAGCGTGTGGATATGGTGAACGGCGTGAGAATCCCGATCCTGGGTAAGGACTGGCAGCCGCGGCTATTCAAGCGCGGGAAAATCCGGTACTCCGGCCAAGCTCATACTCACCCAGAGATCGGCACGCCTCGCGCCGTTCTTTTCCCCGACGCTCCGATAGTTCACCAACGGACCTTTGATGATGTGGTGCGGCGGAATCGGGCAAGAGACAACTTGGGGCCGGAAATTGTCGGGAAGCAGGCGGCGTACATCCGGCAGGTGGAGGGATTCTTGCGGGAAGCGGGGCGGCTGTGAAGTTGGAGGTTGTGGTTTGCAGGTTCAACAAGGGCGTGGATTGGGTCAATGGTCTCAAGAATTGCCAGGTGACGATTTACAACAAGGGCAAGGACGATCTGGCCTTGCCGGACGGATCGGACGCAACCGTGATTCCACAAGAGAACGTCAGTTACGAAGACTTCACGATTCTCTCCCACATTCTGAGCCGATGGGGGTCCCTGGCGGACGTGACGGTATTCGTCCAGGACGATATCGCCAACCCAGACCTGCATATTGGGCCGGATTTCGTGCGCGTGATGAATGAGGGTTTTGACGGCCTCGAGGAGGTCAAGCCGCTA